TAAATTATTAATATACTTTATTTTAATAAATTAAACTTATTTTGTTAAATCAGGTAACTTATCAATGTTTATTATATTAATCTTTTTATTTATTCTTTTTTTTGAAATAGTATAATTCCTAAAGATTTTTTTTTCAACTTGCATTTCGGGTAAATTATTATGAACTGTCCTAGCTATCATTTTATATAATTTAAATTCTGGATAACGTTCTTCATCATTTTTTTTATACAAAATATTTCTATCTTTATCATCTTTGATCCATGAATTAACTAGTTCTAATAAAGGATCTTCTTTACATTCTTCTTCTACATCATCAATATCATCAAAAAAATAATCATATAATGAACATGCAAATCTACATAAATCAAAGCTTTTATTTGGTTCTAATATAGGTTTTTTTTCATTACGATAAGGACCAAAATTATATAAGGTTGCAGCATCACCTTTATGATGATAACTGTCGCTACAAAATTGTTTACCTTTAAATTTAAATATTGCTCTACCAAAATCAATAATTTTGTATATTCTTCCATACGTCGGAACTTTATAATGTTTATTATTGTATTTATAATACAAGAATTTCTTTGCTGTCTTAACATACATTATATTATTTGTATGTAAATCATTGTGAGTGAAATCAAAGACTTTTTGATAAGTTATTAATATCATAATTATTTGAAAAAAACAAGATTTCCATTCAAAATCATCTAATTCTTTATTTGAATTCTCCATCAAATAATCTAATGTATTCTCCATTTGTTCTATACAAATTATTTGTACTGGAAAATTATGTAATGTAGCATTAATTACTTCTTCATCGCCCATACTTGAATATTCCGAATCATCGGACATAGACAAATCCGCTTCAATTTCATTTTCTCCTTCTTCTTCACCTGTATTTGTATTTGATGACCTAGAAGAACAAGTCGATTCTGTTTTTTTTACACTTTTAATACAAGATTTATCTTGTTTTTCATTTTCATTTTCATTTTCATATATCATACTATTTTCAATACTAGTATTATGTATTTCTAGATTTTCTTGTGTTAACTCAAAAACACTATCTAATTCTAATTGTTCTATATTTTCACATTTTACAGTATCTAAATTATCCCCTAATTTGATTTTTTTTCTATAAGTTCTTGTATCACTTTCTATTAATCTTTCTTCATCAATATTTTCTACATCAAATAATTTATTTTTATTTTTATGATAAAATTCAGAATCGTATAAATATTCCAAATCATCAAATACATTTAAAATAAATTTATTTTGTATTGCCAAAAAAGAACCAAAAAAATCTGTACCGTGTATAAATTTAGTTTTATTTAAAAGTAAACTAGAAAGGTAATAAAAGAAACTATCAACATATGCTGCATTATTTTTATCTAGTACTTTTTTGTAACAATTATTATCTTTTTTTTTTGGTAAGTTCGTAATTTTATCTATATTTTTAATATCATATTTACCTACCATAAATTTTGTTGGATCCAAAAGTGGCGAAAATTTAAAAAAAGAACAACATTTTTTATTATTTTCGCTAATATCCATACAATTTATTAAAAATTTATTATTATTATCTCGAGATATTATTTTATTAATATTGTATTTTTGGTTTAGATTAATATTATTAAAGTTATTTTCATCTAATGAAAAAAAATTTTCATATAAAGGAATATAGTTTTGAACCTTATTAAATCCATTTTTTTCTAAATAACTAAATAACTCTTGATTATTATTTTTTTTATAAAAAATATTAAACATTTTATAAATAATTAAAAATAAACTTTTTTTATTTTTTAAACTAATATATGCGGAAATATCTCTATTTTTTTTGTAAAATCTTTTTATATATAAAATGAATTTAGAATTGAAAAAATTCGACATGAAAAATATTGTTTTTGAGGCGAATGCAAATCAAGGACCTGTAATTGTTTTCATAGGAAGACGAGATACTGGTAAAAGTTTTCTTGTAAGAGATTTATTATATCATCACCAGGATATTCCAATTGGTACAGTTATTTCGGGTACAGAAGCAGGTAATGGTTTTTATTCTAGTATGGTACCTAAACTATTTATTCATGATGAATATAATACAGCAATTATTGAAAATATTTTAAAAAGACAAAAAATAGTTGTTAAACAAATTAAAAAAGAAAAACAAGCATACGGAAGATCTAATATAGATGCAAGAACATTTGTTATTCTAGATGATTGTCTTTATGATAATAGTTGGGCAAGAGAGAAATTAATGAGACTACTTTTCATGAATGGTAGACATTGGAAAGTGATGTTAGTTATTACTATGCAATACCCTTTAGGAGTTCCGCCAAACTTAAGAACTAATATCGACTTTACTTTTATTTTAAGAGAACCCTATATTGCTAATAGAAAAAGGATTTATGAAAATTATGCAGGTATGTTTCCTACTTTCGAATCTTTTTGTCAAGTTATGGATCAATGTACTGAAAATTATGAATGTTTGGTTGTTGCAAATAATGCAAAATCTAATAAACTTGAAGACCAAATTTTTTGGTATAAAGCAACAAAACATGGAGATTTTAAATTGGGTTCAAAGGAATTTTGGGAAATGTCAAAAAATCTTGATTCAGATGACGAAGAAGAATCTTATAATCCTAATTCCCAAGTAAGAGGACCACGTATTAATGTAAAAAAAAGTAAATGGTAAATATTTAATTTATTCTTTTTTTTCAGTAACCTTAAGATTTACTTTATCTTCTTCTTTAGGTAATAAACCTCTAGCGATTGCATCCTTAACTGCCCCATTTCTTTCTATATTATTCCCTTCAAAAAGTTGTTTTTTTATGTCATCAGATGAAACTTCTTCATTTGAAGTAAATTCGTTTTCAATAGTATTATTTACGCCTACTAGTTGACCATCTTTATTTATATTTTGTGTTAATTTATTTCCAGATTTCTGTGCCAATTTAATATTTTCTTCAATAGCCTTTCTTTTGCTTTCACGCACACGTTTTTCAAATTCTTGTTTAGCAGCAACTTCATTTTTATTTTTTTCGCTCATCAACTGGTTTAACTCTTCTTCTAAGTATTCAACACGACCAGTCTTATAAGCCTCTGGTTCCCAAGGCATCCACATACCCACTGGACCAACATATACGTTATGGTTTGGATCAATCTCTCTTAAAAGTTTACATCTTAATTCGGATTCCTCTTGTGTAGAAAATACACCTCTAACCTTTAACCCTCTTACACTTGTTTGAAAATTATGTAATTTTCCAAAATCATCTTCTAATCTTTCTTCATTTGCATCTAAAAAATTCTTATACTCATCATTTACATGACTATCGGAAAATGTATCTTTTTCTGATTTCATAAATTCTTGAAAATCGTTCATAACATCATCAAATGTAAGATTATATTTATAACTTGCAAAGTTTAGAAATTGTGTAAATTTTTGAACTGATTTTGTGAAATCGTAGTGTTTTAGGAATTCTTGAAAAAAAAAATGAGATTTCTGTTTAATTATATTTTCAGGTGAGACAAATGATACACAAACAAATTTTTGTCCTGAAATTGTTTTATCTTCTTCCAATAAATCTACATATTGTTTATTTTGTGTCCCATCTCCACTCGTTTTATATGTTATACCTGGTTTAGACATATTATATTATTATAAGAAATTCAATATTTAAGTTTTATTTTAAACAATTATTTTTTTTCTTATTTATATTTATAAATATGCTTCAAAAATTAGCTCAAATGTTAGATTTAGGCGAACTCGTACGACGAGCCGTCAAATACTTAGTCGAAGGTATCATGGTTGCCATTGCTGCATATGCCATCCCCAAGAAATCATTAAACCTAGACGAAGTTCTTCTTATTGCTTTGACCGCAGCAGCTACATTCTCAATTCTTGATACATATGTTCCGTCAATGGCTGTTTCAGCACGTTCAGGTGCAGGATTTGGAATTGGAGCAAATCTTGTTGGATTTCCCCGCATGTAAATTTATTTAATAAAATAAATATTTAGATATATATATTTATTTTAACATTTTGTTGTTAAATCTAGGTAATTTTCTACTATTTCATTAATAATAGATTTATCAGGAATTTGTGCAGCCATTCCATATATTGCAGTAATACTTTTATCTGTTTTTTTTATTTTGTGCTTTAGTAAAAGTCGTAATGTAGAAGGTAATTCTTGACACGCTATCAATAATTTCCATTTGTATTTTTTAATGATTTTTAACATATAAGATATAATCTATTTTAATATTTAAATTAGTAATATAAATATTAAATGGTAGGAATAAATTCCCAGTATAATTCTTTACATATTTTTTT